GTTGAGGTGTGGATTAGAAGAATCTGAGACTAATGATGAACTAACAGTCTGGGATAGTAAGAGTTTTGAGGGTTTTCCTCGAAGTTTTGAAATTTCAGAATTGAGATCGTTATGGTTACAGAGTATGAAGATAGGAAGATTTTCGAAGTGGGGAACAAATCGTTCAGGGACCAAGTTTATTCTTGAGCCATTGAAAGTGAGAACCATTACGAAAGGGAGCTTATATTCTAACGCAATCTACCCCGAAGTTCAAAAACAACTTTGGCAGGGTCTTCAAAAATATGACCAGTTCAAGTTAACTGGAAGGACACTCAATGATGATGATGTGCATTCTTTGTGTAAAGGTGGTAGAGATTTTTTTATGAATGAATTTAATTTTTGTTCAGGGGATTACTCTGCAGCAACCGATAATTTACATATGGACTGTTCCATTGCCGCCATTGAGGCATGTTCGAATGATTATATGACCCAAAGTCTGATCATGAATAACATGTGTAATCAAGAGATTGATTATACGGGTGCATTCGGTGAAGGTTTTGTGGCTCCGAGTTCGTTTTTGCAAAAGAATGGACAACTCATGGGATCAAAGTATTCTTTCCCTATTTTAAATATTGTAAACCTCGCGGTTTATCGTATGGCGATGGAGGAGTATTTTAGTCGAGAATTTAAAATTTCTGAGCTACCAGTAAGAGTCAATGGGGATGATATTTTGTTTCCTTCAAATCCAGATTTTCAGGATTTGTGGGAATCGAAATTACCTTCCGTTGGTTTCGAAAAGAGTGTTGGGAAAAATTTTGTGAGTAAGGAGTTTTTAATGGTTAATTCGAAGATGTACAATTTGAAAGGGAGTGATTCGGAAAAGATTCGGATATACAGATTTGTTCCTATGATTAATTGCAGTTTTTTAACTGGAGTTAAGAAAGGGGATGAGTTTCAAGCTGAAGATGATAAGAGTTACAATGATCGTTTGAATTGTTTAAAAGGTGCTTTTAGGGATCTTGATACGTGTTTCATGCCAATTTCCATTGGGAAGAGGTTGGAACAAAGAGTAATGATGAGGTCCGATGTGATCGATAGTAAATTGTCGAAATACCATTTGGGAATCACCGGTTACATACCACATCCATCTGATGAACTGGAATATCGGAAATACTGTTTTCATACGTTTTGTCTACCAAAATTGGACGAAGCTTCTGGAATCAATTCGTTGCCGATCACTTTCGAAAGTGATTGGGCTCTGCACAGGAAGAAAGGATTACGAGTACATCAAAACATATCGAGAGAATGGAAGAAATACTTTAAAACAAAAGTACCATCATTTGTGTATGTTCTGGGGAAAGTGATCACAAAACTTGTGAAACGAAGTGAGAAAGAGAGGATAAAGGACGTGATGCAAGGAACACGTACCTCTCTTCGGAAGCGAATTCATAAGTTGCGTTTCGGTGAGGTTGAAAGTGTCGCTTTTAAAAGTGAGACACCCAACGGGGAGTCAAGGGAAAGGAGAGTAAATTTGGA